GCTAACGGAGAGCCCGCCTGCGATGCCTGGAATGCCCCTTGAGCGTTCTGCAACGCGAAGTTGGATCCCATTTGCATAGCCTGAGCGGGCGAAGCCATTTGAGCGCCCTGCATGAGCTGCGGAGCAGCGAACGGAGAAGCGCCCTGCTGGAGACCACCGAGCTGGGCGGCTTGAGAGACGATCGGTTGGAGCCCCAGGGCGGACTGGATGTTGGCGATGTTCTGCTGGCCCACATTCTGCCGCTGCTGCTGCTGAGCCATCTGACCAGCGAAAGTCTGCTGCGCCGCCGTGTTTCGCTGGCCGGTGGCAGCGAGGATGTTCTGGAACGCCTCCTGAGCCTGTCGATTGGCGACATCGCTCGTGGTCTGACCGCTCTGGAGTAGGCCAAGAGCTTGCTGACGGCGTTGGATATCTGCGTTGGCGATCGCCTCATTGACAGCGCGGGCTTCGCGGAACGCGGATAGGTTTCCGAGGATGTTGCCGGTGGCGGTTCCACGGGCGCGGGCGGCCTGCTCGGCAGCGCGGATCATCGCAGGATCGAGCGTCCCGGCTTGGGCGAGACCGGATGCGATCTGGCGTTCGAGGTCTCTACGCATCTGGGCCGCAGAACCGACATCCTGCGGCGCGGCAGGCATTCCGACACGCTCGTAGGTGGGGGCTTCAGGAACGGCCTGAGCGGCTGTGGAAGGTCTGCCGAGGTCCGTCAGGAAGCTCTCGTAGAGTCCGTAACGAGTTGGATCCAGAGCTTCAAGTTCCGCCCTGCGCTGCTGTGCGAACGCTTCACCGAGCGTCTGACCGGACGGAAGTCGCTGCTGAGAGGCTTCAAGCTGAAGTCTGGCCTGTTCCGGGGCCAAACCAGCGAGGGCGCGAGCGGTTTCCCGGGTGAGATCGACATCGCCCATTCCGGTGAAATCGACTTGGCGTTCACCGATCTTGTTCCCTGATGCGTCATAAACAGGGTAGGAAGCCTCAGTTCCAAGCCTTGAGGCCGTTTCGATTGCTCGAATGATCGGGAATGTCTGTGCCTGTGCATAGACTGCTTCCCGGTTTGCCGCCGCCAAGTCTGGTGCCCTGTATGTTCCACCCATATCAAATCCTGTTCATCAGAAGTGTGTGATACCGCTGAAAATCGTACAAACGGGAAACGCCTTTCCGCACCCCTCCCAGCTTTGTGACCTGCGGCGGGCACATGTTCTTCATGGCCAACCACAGGGTTTGCACCGCCAACGGCTTGGTTGTCGCCACCATCTCGATCCATGCGATGTGACCGTCGGGGTAATTGGCGTAGATGTCTTCGGCCTGTTCCGCAGAGTGCAGGAACCGAACGGCTCCTACTCCACAGCATTCGCCATTCTCATCCTGCACGATCCCGATTTGCTTCTTGGCGTTGAAGATGCCGATCCAGTTGAGGATCTGGTCATTGTTCCACGTGGAACAAGTTGGCCACTTCTCCTTCAGCAGCTTGGCAGCGGCGATGATGGTGGGATGCGGCGTCATTGCTGCGGACGAACGGAATCAACGAATCCGGACAGGATCGTGGATTGCAGGGACAGTCTCCCTCCTGTGGTTTCCACCTTGAATTGCAGGGTGTTCCAACGCCCTTGACTGATGAGGTTGTAGGCTTTGAGGAACTTCTGGGAGTTGGTGATCGAGAGGGCGGAATCCAGAGTGGAGAATGTCCCGCTCATGTTCTTGGCCAGCGAGATCGAGGCGGTCGTGTTTGAGGTCGTGTACGGGTTGTCGAAGGCGAACTGGATGCTGTAGCCGATCTTGTCCGGGATGGGCTCGCCTAGGTTGTACGCCTTCGTGATGACCGTGGATGCGTAGTTGGATCCGCCGTCGAGGTAAGCCGATGCCGCAATCGGGTTGGTTCGGCTCCCGGGCAGGTAGTCGTTGAACGACCATACCTGGCCTGCGCCAGCCGCGACCGAGACGATGTCGCCGGCGAACATGAGAACTGGGCCGAGTGTCGAGAACGAGGTGGGAATGAAGTCGTTGACGATCCAGTTGTCCCAGTAGCCGAGCCAGGAGCGGGCCAGCGAGTGGTACACGATGACGGCGTTGTTCTCGTTGAGGGCTCCTTCGAGGGCGATCTGGACAGAGTTCTCGGTGAGCAGGGCGAACTCGGTTTCCGTTCCGAGGATGTATGGCTGATCTGTTACGAGCGGAACCGCCAGCATGTAGCGGTTGTTCCAGAAGACGCCGTCGCAGAGGTCCAGCTTGGTCTTGTTGATCCTGCTGATGAGATCGTTGATTGGGCTGGAGAGTGCGAGACCGATGCTGGTCTGGGTGCCCGCTTGGATCTGCTGGAGGGAGCGGACGCCATCACGGGCGAGGAAGAAGACATCGGGGCCGACGGCTGCGATCGACCGGTGCGACGAGCAACCGATGTTGCCGCTGATGAGGCTGATGGACCAGTCTGCTGGATCCTGTGTGGGATCGGCATCGACGGCCCAGATGGAGCGTTCCTTGAAGACGACGAGTCGGTAGCCGAACCAAGAGTAGAGACCCCTGATTGGATCGCCGTCGCCACCGACCCGGATGGATCCGAGTGGATCCCATGATTCGCCGTCGAGGATGTCCGAGAAGTAGAGGGTGTCTGGCGGGTTTGCGGTATCTGCTGAAGCGCACCAGAGCCTGTTGGTGTGGCTGACGAGGTAGAGCGGCTTGGCGGGAGGCGCGAGCGAGACGTAGGCGACTGCGTGGGCACCGCCGCCACCGCTGATGTTGACGGTAGGAGCCGTGACATACCCGCTGCCAGGATTGGTGATGGTGATTGCTACGAGGTTGCCGTCATTGGCGACGATGGCCTCGGCGGTTGCGGTCGTCCCGCTTGGTGGAGCGGCGATGGTGACAGCAGGGATACCCGAGAGGTTGCTGCCTTGGTTGATGACATCGATGCGGCTGATTTTGCCGGCTGTGACCGATGAGTAGGCGTTTGCTGAAGTGATGTATCTGAGCGACCCGACTCCGTCTGAGTAGAACAGCTTGTCGTTGATCTGCGCGAAGTAGACGTAGGTTGCCGACGAGGACAACGTGGATCCCGAAATGAGGTTGTAGGATGCCGCTGGAGACCCGTAGTAGAGGCTCTTGGTCAACGTGTCATTGACCGCGATGACGAGTCTTTCGGATGCCGCTGTGTCGAAGTAGAATCCGGAGAAGACTGTGGCGTTGGTCGGAAGGTTTGATCCGAAGTAGGAGACGACCGACTCCCAGTTGTCCACGATGTTCTCCCAGTTGCCGGACACGGCGTTGCCTGCGAGCGAAACGGTCCCGACGCGAGTGACGAGGTTTCCGAAGTCGTCGTAGTCCATGTTGATGGCCGACTCCATGCTGGTTGCAGGGATGCCATCTGGACGAGTGGCGGAGATGACGCCTGTGGAGAATGCGGTGCTTCCATCCAGAAGCATCTGGTCATCGAGTGCGTCTGAGGACTGGAAGGGCATCAGAGGATGTCTTGGAAGGTGTAGTCGTAGAGGCTGTCGGGGATGATGCGGCTGATCTGCTGCTGTTGACCGCGCTCCATGTCCTTCATGATGGAGACCTGAGCAGCGCCCTCTTGGTATTTGGCCTGCGCCTTGCCGTACTGGCGCGAGTATTCGAGGAGATCGCCTTCGGTGTAGGCCATGAGGGCGTTCTCGACTCCGCGCAGCTCGAAGTCGCTGTCGTTGGAGATGGCGGTTGCCTCACCGAACTGGCGCATCTGGGACTGCTTCTTTCCGAGGATGAAGAGTGTGCCGTCGGTGTTTGGTGTGGGGACGAGCTTGATGCGCGGGACACCGGCCTCGCCGTAGGAGGCTCCGATGATGCGGACCCAGTTGACGAAGTTGTTTGGGGTGGACTTGCGGGAGTCCACGTTGTTCCAGGTGTTGGGATCGAGCTGGAAGAACGAGACCCATTCTGCGGCTGGGACCTCGATGCCATCGGTTTCGCCGGTGACGGTGAATCGGGCGGCGACCGGGAAGTCGAGGAACATGTTGTAGCCCGACCCGGAGTTGTAGGTGGCGGTGACGGTCTGGTCGAGGGTGACGAGTTCCGTGCCGTTGGTGACTGGGGTGGAGATGACCCCGAGGGTATCGTTCCAGAGGCAGGAGTCCCAGATCATCGAGTAGCGACGGATGCAGAACTTGTTGGCCAGCGCGATGGTGGCCGAGTCTGTGAACGAGAGTTTGTCGCAGGCGGCCTGCGCTACATCGGATGGTTTCATGCGAACTCGATCAGCTCAAAGTGGACCTTGGCTTGGAAGGTGGATCCGTTGTTGCCGAAATAGGACGGGTTTGGGTTCGCGGCGATGGTCACGGATTGGCTTACTCCAACGGTGATCCAGATTTTGAATGTGTGAGAAGATGCCGTAGATGTGAACACCGCTTCTGCGGACACATTTACGGGTGAAGCGTTTCCTCCGTAGACCGATCCGACTCCAATGACATCCGCTGTCGCATAGGGGCTTTTGACTATCCCTGCGTAGAGATAGCCGTCGCTCGACAGTTGCGACGGAATTGAAACCCTGATGATGCACTTGTTACCGACTGTTTTTGGAGTCCAAGTGTAGGTCCAGTCTGAGGTCGAATTTGATAACTGGATTGCTGTTCCGACCCCCGATGTGATTGAGCTTACCTGCCCCGAAATGGAGGTCTTTACGATGTCTTCTGAATAGGCGAATCGGACCTGAGAAACGGATGCAACCGTGGCCGTCTTGAGTGCATTGGATGCGGCTGAATCCCTGAGCAGAAACGTGTCCGCATCGAGAGGGCTGGCTTTGGACGGAAGGTTGTTGATGGTGACCGCACCGGCGGTGACCGTGAGCGAATCACCGGAGGCGTTTCCGACGGTCGTGTTTCCGTTTATGGACAGGTCTCCGGTCAATGTGGAGTTGCCGGCCACATTGAGCGTTCCACCGACCGCCGTGTTGCCCGAGGCGGCTGCGACGGTGAACTTGTTGGTGGCGACCTTGAAGTCCCCTGCTGCATCCAAGGTGCCGGCCACGGCTGTGTTGCCGGAAGCCGATGCCACCGTGAGCTTGTTCGTGGCGACCGCGAAGTCTCCGGTGACACCGAGGGTGGTTCCGACGGTGGCTGCCCCGCTGGTGCTTAGGCTGGAGAGGCTTGTGGCACCGGTGACCCCGAGGGTTCCCAAGACGGCTGTATTGCCGTTGGAAGCATCGACAGTGAACTTGTTGGTATTAACCGCGAAGTTTCCGGTGGAAGAGAGGGTACCTGGGACCGACAGGTTGCCGGTCATGGCCAGAGATCCGAGCGTGGTTGCTCCGGTGATGTTGACTGTCGATTGGAAAGTGGCTGCACCGGTGATGGTTGCTGCCCCGGCGACTGCGAGGGTTCCGGTGCTTGCGACACCGGTGGTGGAGACCTGCAATGCCGAGTTGTTTCCGGCTCCATCGGACACCGCCTTGAGCGTTCCGCTGATGGTCGTATTGTCCTCTGTCTTGAGGATGGACGTGTAGGTAGATGCGACCGTGCTACCTGTGAGTGGAGTTCCCATATCAGCTTCTCAATCGGTTCTTGTATGTGGATCTGATCCTCCATTGGTCCCTGTAATTTCCAACGACATTCTTCGCGTCGGCAACGATGGGGGTGGTGTAGGAGGCTTCGATGACGGCCTGCGCAAGATTTTCCGGCGACAGGGTGGAGTAAGGGGTGATGTCACCTGCGAGAACCCCGATGGCGGTCGTGGTTCCGGTCTCGGTGAATGTCACGTCGGATGTTCCCGCGAGGTTGATGATCGCCCCGAGGGTGGATGGCCCGACGGTGAACAGGAAGGTGGTCGATCCTGATCCGTTGAGTGCTGCCGCTGCTGTGGCCGGCCCGACGGTGAACGTGACATCGGAGCTTCCGACTGCGGAAACGATGAGTTGAAGGAGCGACGGCCCGACGGTGAATGTGATCGACGATGAGCCGGTTGCGGCAACACCGCCGGCGAGGTTCAGCGGATCGACCGTGAACTGCGCGCCAACGTAGGTGAATGCTGACATGGCTCCCCCTTGGTACGGGAGATTCCATGAGGAAGGACTGAGATGACCGTATGGGATGCCGGCCAACTCGGATGTGATGCCTTCGCCGACCGACTGATTCCTGAGATCCGTGCGCCCCCACATGGAGCGCAACGTGCCAGGGTCACCACCTCTTTGTCTGAGTGGTAACTGGCAGAGGATCGTCGTGTTCTGTTTGAGCGCCATGGATCATCCCCAACCGAACTCTACTGCGCCGTAGAAGTTGGTATTGGCGGCGGTGGCGGCACCGGCGAAGTAGAGCCATGTGAGGCAAGCTCCGTCCATGATTCGCGGCAGGGATGGAAGCTGGTTGAGCAGGTCGCGTTCAGCGGAGACGGAGGCCGTGGTGAGCGGGAGTGTCAGGAGAGGGCGAGCGAGGCAGAGGGCACCGGCACCGGCACCGGAGGAAGCGGAGAACGTGACGCTGGCCACGTTGGAGACTCCGGTGTCTCCGGAAGCGAGCGGCAGGAACGGGCCGTAGTTGTTCGCGGCGGTGCCCGAGTGGGAGATGTGGCCCACGATGGCGGAGGCGGTCATGGCCACGGTCACCGGGAGCGAGCGTCCAGAGGTTGGCGTGGTGTTGGAGTAGCTCAGGCTGATGTTGTGGGCGGTGGCACCGGCGGCGGTGGTCTGGACCCAGAACAGGCGGCATCCAGCACCGTTGGTGTAACGAAGGGTGGGTGTGCCGGTGAGGGTCTGAAGCGTTGCCGACGCGGTGGAGATACCCGGCCAGTAGCCCTGGAGATCGACCAGCATCAGTTGGGCTGGAACGCCGGTCGCAACGCCTGTGACGGCCGAGACATTGAGGACGTGCTTGGTGTCGGTGCTTACGTTGCCGCCGTGTTGGATGCCGAAGATTTGGGTGCCGTTTCCGGTGGTTTCGTCGCACGATCTCCAGGCCAGAGCGGTGCCTGCCCACGCATTGGCGATCGGTGTACCGTTTAGACCGGAGAAATCGTACCATCGACCGGCGGTGTAGGCGGCTGCACCGGTGATCTTGTTCCAGTCGCTGCGGATGAATTTGCCGTTGGTCGTGATCTCGTTGACGAGATCGTCCATTGAAGAGAAGCCCATGTCAGTTCCAGGTGAATTGGACGAACCC